GAGATCGACTTCAAGGCAATGATAGAAGGCGACACTTGTGTTGCGTGCGAAGGGTAAAACATGTCACAGTTTTTTGCAGAAATTTATACCAAACCAGATTGTCCGTACTGTGTACTGGCAAAAGAATTTATGACTGGTATGGAAATTCAGTATGTTGAAAGCGTGGTGGGTGAAGATGTATTATGGGAAGATGTAGTTGCCGCAGTTCCTGGGATAACAACAGTTCCGCAAATTTGGATTAATGGACATCACGTCGGTGGTTATGATGATCTAATCAAATGGGCGGGGAGTAATTAATGGCAAAAGGTTCAAAGTCCAACGGGACAATAAAAAACACTATCAATAATACCTATAAGAAAGGTACTAGTATTGGTAATGGTAAAATTAAAACAAGCACAATGAATAAGCGCAAAAAGCAAAACTTTAAGAAGTATAGGGGTCAGGGAAATCCATGACATTAATGAGTGAAAGATCGTATTTCAAACCGTTTAACTATCCATGGGCATATGATGCATGGTTGAAGCACGAACAGTCACACTGGTTACACACCGAAGTACCGATGGTAGAAGATGTCAATGACTGGAAGAAGCGTCTAACTGATAATGAAAGACTTTTCTTAACAAACATTTTTCGTTTCTTTACCCAAGGCGATATCGATGTTGCTGGTGGTTATGTTAAGAACTATCTGCCATATTTCCCACAACCTGAAGTTCGTATGATGTTGATGGGATTTGCGGCACGGGAGGCATTACATGTTGCAGCGTATTCTCACCTCATTGAAACTCTGGGCATGCCAGAAACAACGTATCAGGAATTCCTTGAATACGACTCAATGCGAGCAAAGCACGACTACTTTATGGATTTGTCGAACACAAATGGAACTCCTGAATCAGTCGCGACCAATATCGCTGCATTTAGTGCATTCACTGAGGGTATGCAACTGTTCTCATCCTTCATTATGCTCCTCAACTTCCCTCGTCACGGAAAGATGAAGGGAATGGGTCAGATCGTTACTTGGTCAATCGTTGATGAAACGATGCATGCCGAGTCGATGATTAAACTGTTCCGCACATATGTTGAAGAGAACAGAGAACTCTGGAATGACGAACTAAAGGGACAGATCTATACTATCGCTGAGAAGATGGTAGAACTAGAAGACAAGTTTATTGATCTGTCATTCGAGATGGGTGAGATGCAAGATCTTACATCTGCTGATGTCAAGAAGTATATCCGTTATATCTGCGATCGTCGACTGATTAGTCTTGGACTCAAGGGTATCTTTAAGGTCAAGAAGAATCCTCTGCCGTGGGTTGAGGAAATGATCAATGCTCCGACACATACTAACTTCTTTGAGAATCGTGCCACCGACTATGCTAAGGGTGCACTCTCAGGTAAGTGGGATGATGTCTGGGGAGTTGCTGCGTGATTTTCAAAGTCAGTTTTACTGACAACATAGAGTTACACTATTCTTTAATTGATCATCCGCTGGTGGATGACTGGGGAAAATTGATTACAACTCATGTCATTGAAGACTGCTGTGAACACAATCACTATTCTGGATATGCAACAGAAGAAAAAATAAATGAACGATTAGAACGTTTATATAATCTTGCAGATATTATTAATAAACATGTTTTACGGCAAATCGTAAACACAAGATTGACTGCTGAAAACTTTAGACAAACTTTAAATTTGATGCATGTTCATTTTCCAGAATTAGAAAATGATCCTGGATATGAATATCTCCACCCATATCTGTCTGAGTATAATGATACAATTCATTGGTTAGAAACTATTTTAGCAGTTGTTTGGGGGAAACCTCCTGGAGTTTCTGAGTCTGGTCTCTTTTCTATTAATTTAGATTTTAATAAATCAGATGTTGTAATTAAAGAGATTCCTGAAGATGGGTATAAATTGTTTGATTTTGGAGGAAACTTCGGAGATCTATTGTTACACTATACTCATGTTGGTAGAAACGCACATGAGTTATTTCTTGCGAATGATCTAGAGTGTCCTGCCGATCAATTTGTTCCCCAGCATACATATTGCGCAAGTACTAGACTATATTTTACTGACTACTTCTCAGACACAGTGGAAAAACAAAATCGGTTTTATTCTCAGTGGAAAGAATTTTATTACCGAAGAGGTGGCAAAAATTTCTTTGGATATGAAATAGATGATCCAAAAATAAGATTAGGTTACATTAAAATTGGTAATCTAAAAGCAATATATATCAATGGAACTGACATTGTAATTCCTAAGAGTCCAGAAGAACTTGATTCTTTCAGGAAAATACTTGTTAATACTGATGTATCTAGTTGGACAGTTGAATAATTATTTTAATAAATATAGAAACACAGAGGAACCATCATGAAGCGTGTAACAATTACATATACTAGAGAAAATCTAAATACTCCATGGTATTGGGAAACACCCACTGCATCAGGAGCATTTTCTTTTGAGGAATATCAGCAACAAAATAGAGATAAAATTGAACAATTTGCATATCCAACTGCACAGGGTTACAAATTCATTACAATTCTTACCTTTACTGATGACCAAAGTTATGACGATTGTAAAGCAATGATCGCTACGGATATTGCTCCAGAGTATCTAGAATATTGTGAAAACAATAATATTACTATTGAGAATGTAACAGAAGATATTTAAATGGATAATGAAGAATACGAATGCACAAGTTGTAATGCTCTATTCTTTGTAGATCATGATATGGATGACAAATATTATAGAGTGTTACACTGTCCTTTCTGTGGAGAGGGTATTGAGCAAGAAGAATATGATTTTGACACTGATCACGAAGGCGAATAAATAAGTCTACTTCGGAGTAGACATTTATGATAAGTAAGAAACCAAGAAAACTGCCGTTGCCGAAGAAGGTGCATAGAGTATATTGCACTTACTTCGACGATGGCAAATTTTATATTGGATATTCATGTAAGACAGAGAAACTGTTCGAAAAGTATTTCGGAAGTTCCACTTATGTGACCAATTATGTGGGTGAGATGCGCAAGGAAGTTGTTGCAGAATATGCCAGCAAAGCGCATGCCAAGGCAGTTGAACACCTGCTACAGTGGGAATATCGATTCGACGAACGATGCATAAATGATATGTGGAACGTTCGCTTACGACTGTCTCACCTAAAAACATTACACCTTCCTGATTGGAGACCTGGATGCTTTTCATAGCACTATTAGTGTTGGCAGCACTGGCGATTACGTCAGTTGCTGGTTACTTTTCAATATTGGGTTTGATGGCAATTTTCCCCGCATCTCCTATTGCTGTTGCAGCGATGGGTGGGTCACTAGAATTTGCTAAACTCATAACTGCGAGTTGGGTGTATCGAAATTGGTCCACTGCAAACAAATTGTTGAAGTCCTACTTTGTAATCGCAATTGTGGTATTGTCATTCATTACAAGTATGGGCGTATTTGGTTATCTAAGTCGAGCGCACATTGAACATACCACGGTAGGTGGTTCGGCGCAAATTAAAATCGAACAACTAGAAAGTCAAAAAACTTCAGCAGAGAGGAGATTAAAGAATGCGCAAACTTCCTTGGATACTCTGGACCGACTTACTACTGGCGAAAATATCCTCGATGCTAATTTCATTCGCAACAGACAAAAGAGGGAACGAGCGTCTCTTAATAAAGAAATTACATCTGCGACTGCAGACATTCAGACTGTTGAGACTGATCTCATTCCGCTCAAAACTGAAAATCTTAAACTCGAAGCAGAAGTAGGTCCGATCAAATATATCGCAGAACTGTTCTACGGGAGTGGCGATAATGCTACTGTCGACAAAGCAGTGCGCATGATGATCATAACTCTTATCTTTGTGTTCGATCCTCTGGCAATTCTTTTGGTCATCGCTGCAAATATTTCAATTTTAGGCTTGACAAAGAAAGAAGAAACGGGTATAATAGATTATGTTGAGGATGATTTCGCAGAACCAAAAACGGTTATTCGTAGAACAAAACCAACAAAGAAAAAAACTGAAGTGATGGTAGAAAATCCAACAGACTTCTTCACCATGGAAAAGCATATGTCTACCCATGATATACCTGCTCCAGATCCTCCCAAAAAATCTTGGAGGGATGGTAAAATTATTATAGATGAAAACAATGTAAGGAATATGTGAATATGGAAATTGATCGTGAAATGCTCGTAAAGAACCTCAAGAAGATGGACGCTGAAGTGACGTTCACAAAACGTAATGGGGACGTTCGAGTTATTCGATGCACTCTGCAGGAAACTGCATTGCCACCGAAGACCACTAGTGTCGCTGAACGTAAAGTGTCGAACCCTGATGCTCTACCTGTTTGGGATACCGAAAACGCAGGATGGCGTTCGTTCAGGTATGATTCAATTACGAATGTGAAATTTATAGCTTGACTTTTCCACGGAAACGGGGTATAGTAATTTATAAATTGAATGAGGTGAACCTATGTATAAGTTGAAAGTTCCTATTGCTGATTCTAAGATGATGGGTGTAGAACCAATCTGGTCTGCGGAGTATGAACCTAAGAACTATCAGTCAGAATATGGCAATGCATTGAATTGGTATAACTTTATTGTTGACCAGAAAGATTGTCGTGCCTTTCTTTTTGACTGGTTCAAAGAAGATAAGGATAAACTGAAGACTCTCAGTAAAATCCCTGACAAGTTGCTTCCTCGGACTTATGCTAATTCTGCTCGTATTGCTATGCGTGGGTTCCCTCTTAATGAACGAGATCGGTTGAAGATCTGGGAAAAGATTGAAGAGTCTGCGAATAAGCGCATCAAACTCGATGATGAAGATGTTTCTGTCGCAGTAGCACCTACTGTCGAAAAGGTTGTTAAGAAACCTTTGATCGCCAGTGTCTACATCGCTTCTCATGTCAATGACGAGATCGAGAATCTTCTCATCGGCGAAGATGTAAAAAACATTCCTCAAATTCTAATGCCATATCGTATGGCAGATAAGCATTATCTTGAGTGCGTTCAAAAGATTGAACCAATTCTTGCAGAGTTTGCTGAATTGGTTGAGGTTCGTCGTTTACCCAAAGGTCAACTGACTGACATGCAGTTGCAGTTGCTTGAGGGTTATGCGCACCTAACAGGTATGACGACAATCAAAAGCATCATAAAGTTGCTCGAATCCTACATTGCTTCCCTCAATAAGTCGCATGTTAGTAGACAGGTCGCTAAGGTTCGTAAGAAGAAACCAAAGGATATGACCAAACTTGTTAGGAACATCAAGTTCCAACCCGAAGATACTACTCTTGGAATTACCAGCATCGAACCCATTAATCTGTTAAACTGTAGTGAAGTATGGACATTCGATACTGCGACTCGCAAGTTGAATAAGTATTACAGTCCAGTTGGTGGAGGTATCACTGTAAAGGGTGCATCACTGGTGGGGTATCAACTTTCCACTTCCAGTTCTAAATTGCTTCGTAAACCTGAGACGCAAGTAAAAGAATTTGCTAATCTTCCGAAAAATGGCTTGACAAAATGGTACTCTTCAGTTAAAAGTAAGTCTGCTCCTGTGCGTGCACGATTTACGCCAACGACTTTGATCCTAAAGGTATTCTGATGAGCGATAATGATAACGTGACTTTTCTTAATCCTAAGAAAAAGTCAGAGGATCCAAATCCAGACAAGGAATCTCTCTCGTACTTTCTAGAGGGGATTGATGAGTATAGTTCGTACCAAGATGCCGAACGTGCTGGTAGAGCAGTTATGGCAGGAATTACCAAGGTATGCACTGAGAAATTTGGTATTAAAAACCATGAGAGTTTCTATGCTGATGCAGCAGTGGTTTCTGTTTTAGTATATGGTATGTTCTTGCGTCAACGTGGGATGGACACTCCGGAAACATTTATGTTAACGGATATTCGTAAAGCACTTGATTCAACTTTAAATGATGGGAATGAAACTTGATTGTTGTAGATTATAACCAGACTGCCATCAGTAGTCTAATGGTGAATTTGGGAGGTCGTCGAGACGTTGAGGTAAATGTTCCTCTGGTTCGGCACATGATCATTAATGCTCTTCGATCATATCGTAAAAAGTTTGGTCCTGAGTTCGGTGAAATGGTTATCGCTTGTGATAATCGTCACTATTGGCGTCGGCAGTATTTCCCGAACTACAAGGCAAATCGTAAGAAGTCTCGCGCTGATAGTGGATTCGATTGGAACTCTATCTTCGAAGCACTGCATCTTATTCGTGCTGAACTTGCTGAACACTTCCCATATGCTGTGATTGATGTCGATGGCGCAGAGGCAGACGATGTTATCGCAGTGCTCGCGGAGTATAGTCAGACTATGAACACTGATGGTCTCATGCCCAGCGCTGAACCTTTCCTTGTTCTCTCTGGTGACCATGACTTCAATCAGTTACAGAAGTGGAGCAACGTTAAGCAGTATGCTCCTGTTCAGAAGAAGTTTATTAAGTTGACGGAAACTCCTGAAGCAGTTCTGATGGAGCATATCATCATGGGTGACAAGGGTGATGGTGTTCCCAATATTCTGTCGGGCGATGATACCTTTGTCAATGGTGATCGTCAGCGTCCTATTCGTAAGGATGCTCTTGCACTTTGGAAAACTCAGAAACCTGAAGACTTCATCAACAATGATGAGATGTGGCGCAACTTCCAGCGCAACCGTGAACTGGTTGATCTGTCGCGTATTCCTGAAGAGATTAAGGAAAGTATTATAGATAATTATGAGATGCAGAAAGTTGGCGATCGTTCTGGTCTTTTGAATTATTTTATCGCGAATCGTATGACACAATTAATTGAGTTGGTTGATGAGTTCTAATCGTGTAGGTATTACCGCAAGTTGTTTTGATCTGTTTCATGCAGGTCATGTTCTCATGTTGCAGGAAGCAAAGGAACAGTGTGATCGTTTAGTCGTAGCACTGCAAACTGATCCCACAATCGACCGACCAGAGAAGAACAAACCTGTCCAGTCAGTTTTCGAACGGTGGGTTCAGTTGGAAGGTTGCAAGTATGTCGATCAGATTATTCCATACACGACCGAGGAAGATCTTCTGAACATACTAAAGTCATATGATTGGGATGTTCGCATTATTGGGCAGGAATATTTCGGTAAGAATTTTACAGGCAGCGATCTGCAGATGGAAATCTACTATAATTCTCGCCGACACGATTTTAGTACCACAAATCTACGAAAGAAAATTGAAAATGGCAATAGTACCCAAGAAATTTAAGCAGATCAACGAGGCTCTTGACTGGGCAGTTGAAGCAAAAACAACAGAAGAACTCTCCGCACGTGTTCGTGCAATCTCAGTTGGTAACTCTATTCTTATGCGATTTGTCGCGTGGGGTGTTGGTTACGAGCAGGGTCCATGGAATCTACCAGAAGGTAAGACTCCTTTTAAGGATGAGGGTCTCCCAGAAAATATGGGCGACACTACCATTACACAGGAATTCCGCCGACTTCTTACTCTACTACCAGAAGGTAGTGCCAAGAATGTTGCGCAGTTCCGTCGTGAAGAAATCTGGATGCAGATCTGTCAGGGTGTAGTTTCTACTGAAGTAGAAATTCTTGATCTTGTTAAGGATCAGAAACTGCTGGAAAAGTATCCCACGTTGGCGACTGTCCTAGAATCATTTCTTCCTGGATGGAAGGCACCTGAGGTTAAGAAGTTGTCACGATCAAAAAAGTCTTTAGAGTCCTTATAAATAAGTTCTTTCCCGCACCTCCTAGGAAGGAACAACTATGGGGCAAATTCTTGAGCACAAGCACCTGATTATCAGAGCGCAATTAAACAATCCACCGAAGTGCGCAGAAGCAATTCAGGATTGGATGAAAACATTGGTTTCCAAAATTGGTATGAAAATACTGATGGGACCATATGCGATTTACTCGGATATGGAAGGTAATCGTGGTTTGACTGCAGTTACCATTATCGAAACGAGTCACATTGCCATGCATGTATGGGATGAAGTCGAACCTGCATTGATGCAACTGGATGTCTATACGTGTTCAGCACTGAATACGAAAGATGTTTTTGAGGCACTACAGGAATTTGATCCAAACCACGTCGAGTTTAATTACATTAATCGCGAGCATGATCTGACATTGATTGATAAAGGTATTGTAAATGAGGTTCTACCTCTTTCAGCATAAGACGGAACTATGGATCGTAAAAGATCCAACCATCGTCCCAAAACCTCGCGAATTGATTCTGCAAACGACCAACATCGAACTGATTCGTGCTACTGCATCCAAACAACAAAAGATCTCTAAAATCGTTGACAAGGTACTTCGTCAGCGCAATAAATGGCACACCCCAGAAGGCAGAGAAAGAATTGCCGAGGCAAAGATGGGTGATAAAAACCCAAATGCCAAGGGATTGTCAGATGAGCATCGATCGAAGATCAGTCGGACGATGAAGGGAACTCGTCGTGGAGAGAACAATCCGATGTATAATCGGAGACACTCATATGAAACACGTCGTAAGATGAGTCTTATGCAAAGTATGCGTGTGCGAAAGTGGTGTGTTGAACCAAGTGGTAAAACGCATCTGGTTGACCCAAGGTCTTTCAGTCTACCGAGTGGATGGTTCTGGGGAAGAAATTACGACCCATACAAATAAATTATAAAAAAAGAGTTGACTTTATTCTAAATAAAGCGTATATTGGGTTTCTAAGTTACGCTGCCCCTTCCTCTAACGGTAAGAGAGCGGACTTTGAATCCGTCAATTTAGGTTCGAATCCTAGAGGGGCATCCATTTTAACAAGAAAGTTTATTATGACAGATATTATTGCAGTTGACAAACTTCGCCTCTTCATTGAGCGCATCGAACGTATCGAAGCAGATCTTGATGCTAGGAAGGCAGACCGTAAGGAAGTCTATTCTGAGTTGAAGGGTGAAGGTTTCGACACAAAGGCAACTCGTCAGATTGTTCGCCTCCGTAAGAAGGAAGCGCATATTCGGCAGGAAGAAGATATGATTCTCGAGACTTATCGTACTGCGATTGGTCTTTGACATTTAGGAGAGGTGGCAGAGTGGTCGATTGCTCTAGTCTTGAAAACTAGCGTACTGCAAGGTACCGTGGGTTCGAATCCCACCCTCTCCGCCAATTTTAGACGAGTAGCTCAATTGGTTAGAGCCGACCGCTCATAACGGTTTGGTTGGGGGTTCGAGTCCCTCCTCGTCTACCAGTTTCGGGTTCTTAGCTCAGTCGGTAGAGCACCTGACTTTTAATCAGGTTGTCGCGGGTTCGAACCCCGCAGAACCCACCAATAAGGGGTTGCTACCTAATAGGCACGCGAGGGGTCACGGTTAGCTCCTCAACTTTATTAACGAAGGAAATAAGTATGGATATTAAGATTTTTATGGCAGCAGCAGTTGTTGCACTCACAGCAGCATGTGCTCCTACTGCTGAAACAGGATCGGTAGCAGAGCGTGCTGGTCCATCTGCTGATGCTGCACTTGCTACGGCAAATGCAACAGAAGTTGTTGCAACAGAAGCAACTCCAAAGGCAGATTCTAAGTAAGTTTAATGTCCTGTAGCTCAACGGTAGAGCACCCGACTGATAATCGGCAGATGGAAGTTCGATTCTTCTCAGGACAACCATACCAGTAGGATAAGTGTCCGACCGACTCTCATAAGGTTGGTTTGGGTGGAGCGTTACCACCTGCTGGTACCAATGTGACGGTGGCAGAGTGGTCCAATGCAACGGATTGCAAATCCGTAAAACCGTGGGTTCGAATCCCACTCGTCACTCCAACTAATTCCCAATACTTTCGAAAAGTAAAAGTATTGGGAATTTTAGGGCACGTGGCGAAATTGGTAAACGCAACGGACTTAAAATTCGTCGGGAAACCTTGTGGGTTCAAGTCCCACCGTGCCCACCATTTCTAGTTTATAAATATAATATCTCAGATAATATCTCTCATAAAGGAAATTATACAATGCAACTAGAAATTACTAACGATGAAATCACAAAGACTGTAATCAAAAGTCAGCATTGTCAACGTAACTGGGATCTTTCTCAGGAAATTCCTGACGAAGATCTACAGGTTCTAGTTGATTGTGTAACTCAATGCCCTAGCAAGCAGAACATTGCTTTCTATAAAGCACATTTTATTACCAATAGAGAAACTATTCAATCTATCTATGATCATACTGATGGATTCACGATAAATTATAATCCACATCAAACAACTAAGAATACGCAATGTCTTGCTAATCTTCTAGTTGTTTTCGAAAAACATGATTATACGCAGAATCTTTCTGATGATGGAATTCCACGCACTGATCAAACATATCAAATTATGAAAGATGGTGCTCCAAATGCACTAACCACGTGGGTTATGGAACGTGATAGTCAACTTGCTGTTGGTGTTGCTGCAGGATATCTTAACCTATCTGCCTCGCTAATGGGATATGCTACTGGATGCTGCTCCTGTTTCTATCCTGAAGGTGTTCAAGAAGTTTTAGGCATTGATGGCACCCCACTCCTCCTAATGGGGATCGGGTTCTCTAACGCTGATACAAATCGTCGCGTCCACCATGAAGATAGAAACTTCATTTTCCCAACAAAGAAAAAACAACCCATTGAAGTAACATTTTTCAAATAATTTAAAATTAGGGCTTGACATTTATCTAGTTTCGGGGTATAGTGGAATATAAGTTGATGATGAGGAAAAATGTGATGCTGACTCTTTCTGATATTGATACCCTTACCAAGTCGCGTGATGGTTCGATCTATTCGGACCTCTACAAGGACGTGTATGGTTCACGTCCCCGTGGTACCACTTTCCAATCGATCGAGGAATTCGATCGCAATTTCACTCACCTGAGCAAGATGCTCGATGAACAGATTCGTGAAGAAGAGATTCGTCAGGATCGCAACTTCGCCGAGTTCGTTGTTCGTGTAGAGGGTATCATGGGTCTGGTCAAGAACTGCTTTGATAATGCGGCAGCAGTCGCCATTATCTGTGAAGCAGAAGGCATTGACGATGAAGAAATGCGCTTCTATGGTTGGGAATCTCTTGAGTATCGTCTCGATCTCAAGTTTGGTTCTATCAAGAAGTGGTTGGAAAATAATTAAAAAAGAGGCTTGACTTTTTACCGTTAATATGGTATACTGAGTATATGATGGTTGATAAGGAAATTAAAATGATTTCGAGTCTCGTTGAT